AGCTGGCGGCGCATGTCCGCCTGCACCTTCTCCAAATGCTCCCGGATGGAAAGCTTCTGGGGGCAGACTTGTTCGCACTTACCGCATTTTACACAATTCTTTGCTTTATCGGAAATCTCTTTCCCACATTTTGGACATACCTTGGCAGAACTACTAATTTCAGTTCCACATTCTTTACATGATTTCATAGCCATAATTATTTCCCCCTTTTCATAAGAAATATTATACTATAGTTACTATGTCCCATTTTGTCATATTTTGTCAAAAAAATAACTTTCTTTTTTTTTCGTACGACAAAATTCGACAAACATCATGTTTATGTATGAACCCCATCCGCAACATACTGTAATTCTTCCTCCAATCTTATAGCCAATCCTTCCACAATTCCATCAAGGTCTTGCTCGCCATTAATCATATTGTTATTGTTCATTTCTATTTTTACCTCTGCTGTCGTAAAACGATTAATCGTTTCTCTTTCAGCAATATCAATTAAATAGCTTAAATCCTCTTCTGATATTTCAGCAGTATTATCAACAATATCTTTTGTATTCCCAGCAATATCCCCTAACGTTCCATTATTAGCATTCATATTACTAAAATCAAAAGAATCTGTATTTAAGGCACCCTTTATCGCTGTTCCTGCTTCCTTTATCCAATCATTTCTTTGATTTACTCTATCTTGTCTATTTAAATTCATTTCAATAGCTTTTGTTCCAATGTCTAATGCCGAAGCATTCAAACTATTTGCATATTCAGCTTTCGTTTTCTCAATTGTCGCAGTTATTTCTGACATATCATCAACCATCTCTTGTAATTTTTGATTTCTATCTACCACATGATCAAGCATATTATCTATAGCTTTATCTGCAAAATCTGCATGTTCAGCAGGATCTATACTAACTCCAGGTATTTTATTTAAAACATCTATAATTCCGGTTTACAATATCAACAATACCATTGTATAAACCTTGAATTATACCAAGTATTCCAACACATACTCCCTCAATGCCACTTTGAAATCCATACCAAGCACTTACAGCACCTAATATTACACTTTGCATTCCTAAATATAAATATTGTAAAACAATTAATAAACCATACCAGATAGCTTTTATTCCCAATCCAACTAACATAATCCCCAAACGCAAAGAATCCCAAGCATACAAAATTCCATATGCCACCTTATCATTCGTAAACCACAAATAAGTAAGTGCTGCAATTAATGCCAATATAGTCAATGCAATCCAAAAAGCAGGACAAGCCAACATCGCTGTATTTAATCCTAATTGTGCAGCAGTTGCCGTTACCGTTGCCGTTGTCTCTACTCCCTTAGCCGTTGCAGATACATATTCTGCCAACGCTTGTGCGGTCAATAATGCAGTTGCAATTCCACTCGCAATATGCCATGCCACATAGGCTGCTACAATTCCATAAATAATTGGAGCAATCTCACTCCAATTATCGATCACAAAAGAACCTATATTAATAATCATATCTAACAATGGACTTATCACTCCTACAAGAACTGAAATCGCATTCGTTATTCCGCCAATTACTTCTTGCGCTCTTTGATCATTTACTATTTCATTAATTTTATTTAGAATTGGTTTAAACATATTTAACGCTATATTCTTTAAACTTATAAATATCTGTGACCATGTCATCGGCATTTTATCAAAAGCAGCATTCGTCTCATTTGCACTCGCTAAAAGAGCATTTTTAACAATTTGTGCTGACAATTTTCCTTCTGATGCTAATTCTCTAATTTGTCCAATATCCACTTGCAGATAATCAGCAATTTTTTGTATCACTGGAGTTGCATTTTCAAATACAGCATTCAATTCTTCACCTCTCAAAACTCCGTGACGCAAGCGCTTGTGTCAATTGCAATTGTGCAGAAGCAATTCCTTGTTGATTTGTCCCTGCCAATACAAAATTCTTATTCAGCTGTTCTGCAAAAGCAATCAATTCATCATTATTTTTAAAAGCACCGCCTGCTTGACTACCCAACTTAGAAATCATATCTGCTGTATCTTGATAAGAAGCTCTTGACCTCATAGCACTAGCAAATATTTTATTCTCCAATTGTTCTACACTTCCTCCATCATCTACAATTAGATCTAATCTAGCATTTGTTGTTGCCATTTCATCAGATAAATTCAATATTTTTTTCAGTCCCATAATTCCACCAGCAGCAATCGCTATTTGTTTTACTTTATTCAATAAATTGTCAGCTGGAGGCACAGCACTCTCAAATCCAGAAGGCATCCTTCTACTCTCCTGATTCACCTTCTTCATCTGTTCTTCCGTCTGCCTCAATATCATATCTGTATTATTTAATTCATTTCTTGCTATCTTCAAAGATTGTACATCCACCGTATTCGACGAAGCATTTCTCATATCCTCAAAATTATTCACCAATATTCTACACGCATTACTCATACTTCTAAGAGCTGAAGACATGCTGTCTTGAACCATAATCGCTGTTTTAATTGTTGCCATTTTCTCACCCCTTTTCTTTTTTAGGTATAAAAAAACACCAGATTGCTCTGATGTTTTTGTTTTATTTTAATATAAAATTATTTCTTATCCTTTTTTTTATGTTCCAACATTGCATTTACATTTATTGCTGGCAAAATAACAGGCATTACATTAGCTCCTGAAGTATAGGTAGATACAATTGCTCTTAAGTATGGATACATGATTGCTATAGCATTAGCTTTGTAGTTTATTATATTTTCTCCTCCTTCTAATGAAAAGTTTCCAATTATCTCTATATTCATATAAAATGGTGCATTAGAAATATCTTTAAATAAATCAAGAGTTAAAATTATTTCCATGTTTTTATTGTCATCATCAACTTTTGTTGTTTCGTTAATATCAAAATTTAAATTCCATACTTTTTTTTCATCATCAATAATATTTCTTTTAAATTCAATTTTATTAACAATATAATTAATAAATTTTAGGCTACTAATTGTAGTTTCTCTTTCCATTTATCTTTCTCACTTTCTATCTGAAATTCATTACAATCACTTTTTTCTATATAATTAATTGTCATAGTATATCTCATTTTTTCTATTATAATTTTTTGAGACAACCTATCAATAGCTCTTTCTATTACATCATCAGGTGTTTGCCTTATTTTTTCTAGCAAATTTTTTAACTTTTCCAAATTGCTTTGCATTATTGATCTCCTTTCTATTCTTTATTATTATATCAAAATAATCTTTGATTAGTGAGCTATTTAAATTAAATTCAGAAATTTGACTTATAATATTTGAATTTTTTACACAAATTTGTTTTTGGATACAAGGTAAAAAATTACCATATATCGGTTCTATTCCTTTTTTATAAATGTCTTTTGAATATTCAGCTATTATCAAATCAAATTCAGATATATATAATTCTCCTGTTTCATTTTCAATTTCATCTAACAGACGAAATATTTCAATATCATTTTCATTCTTTATACTATTAATTTTTTCTGGAAATCTATCTTTTATACATTTTATTATATTAAAATAATAAATATAACCAATTGGATCATTTAAATCTAAAATACTTGCATTTTCCAAATTTAAAACTGTTCTTATTATTGCTGCATTTTGAATATAATTTTCATACTTATTGCCATTCATAAAGTATATTACTCCCCATTCAATAGCATAGTATAAGTTTTCAAAAAAATAAATTCCTCTTCCTAACCAATGATTATCTTCTGCTTTAGATTCTTTAAATCCCTCTTTTAGAATATTATTCTTGCATTCTGATGATGTTCCATGATAACATATTAATTGTATTTCTTCATTCATTTTTGCTCCCAATATTGTACATCCATTTTTACTTTTAGAACAACTTTATGCAAAAATATTGATATTTTTTATAATTATATCATAAGTTTTACATAATGTCAAATTTCTAATTAATATTACTATATATCACTTCAAGCTAAATTTCAAGTTTTTTAACATATTTTACAAAAGATATCATCGACATATTTCGACAACATTATATCTCTATTATTTAAAAAGTCAATATTTTTTGCAAAATAAAAACATCTACCTAAGTAAGTGTTCCCCCCTCCCTCAAGGATTACATCGACTACAAGCCGTATACCCTTGAGAAATAGCACTACTCTTACTAATTTCATGCTTACTACTCCTCAAATAACTACAACCACCACTATGATATTTTTTACCAGTATCCGTAATATACACCATTTCAGAATTTGTATCACCCGTAGGTGCATTACTTACCGTAGCACTTGGCGTAGTAGAAGTTGCTACAGTCGTGCTAGACTGTTTAGCAGAAGTCGTTTGACTAGAAGATATCCTCTGCAATTCTTCCACCCTTGCATTCAACTCCTGATTTTGTGTTTGCAAAGTAGCCTTTTCCTGTTCTAATTGACTTTTTTGCCCCTCCAAAGTTTCTTTTTCACTCTGTAAAGTCTCATTACTCGCTTGTAATTCAGTTATTTGAGCACTGCTCTCTAGTAGTTTTTTATTTTCATCTTGTAAGTTTGTTACTTGCAATTCTCTTTCATCCAATTGTTTATTCAATTCCGTCATTTGGGAACTTTTTTCTTCCAGTTGCCCCCTCAATTCATTCACTTCCGTATCGTTCGATGAAAATAAAAAGCAAACAATGATAAAACTTAATACAACAATCGCAATATTCTTTTTATCTTTCCAAAATGATTTCTGTTCTTTCGATTTTTTCGCATCTTGCACTTCCTCTTTTTCAACTATCACAATCGAATCCTCATAACATTTTTTGCACATTCCATCAAAACTTACCTTCTCTGTCGTACCACATACTTTACATTTCTTTTCCATGTAATCTTCCCCCTTTATCCACATTCTACATTCTTTGACAAAACATTACAAGGAAAAGAGTTCGACAATATTCGATAATAGATTATATTCTGAATTTTACATAATATTAAAACACTAAATAAATTTAGTATCTATAAAACCAAAATATACCATTCTACTTCTTCATCTTCGCCATCTCCGCCTTCTCATGCTCCTTTCGAACCTCAATCGAAGCAATCACAAAAGCCTTCTCTCGAAACGGCAAATCCAAAAATTCATGCGGAAACTTATGCAATTTCTGAAGGCAAAAATGAGCATAAGCCGACTCATAATCACCTTCTTCAATTAGTTTTTTGCCTCTTCCACCGCTTCCTCTAAATCATAACCATTAATTCTTTGTATCTCAGCTGTCAAATCGTCATACTCAGCAGGACTTAACAAATGTTTTGTCAAAACATCAATCGCATTCATTTCTTTGTAAAAATCCAATAACTTCACATCATGTAAATCTGGATCAACAATACATTTATCAGCCAATAATTCTAGATATTTTACTGTATCTAGTTGTTGTTGATACATCTTTTTCTTCCCATTTTGAACCAAGACTTGTTTATAACATTGTTTTCTTAAATCTTCATTCTCTTTTGCTGTAATCGTTCTTAGTTTCCACGCAATTGGTTTTCCATCTTTATCCTTAAACCTCTTTGAAGCCACATATTCAAAAACTTCCTCTTTCTTCTCAATCATAAAAGCCTGTAAATTACTCATAATTCATACCTCTTTCTTTATTTTTTATTGCATTCCTGCCAACACTTTAAACTTCGTTGGATTTGAAAAATCTTCAAACGTAAACTCCACTTCTTGTTCCAAGAAATCTCCATCCACATCAAAAGAAGCTAAAACACCACCATTAATGTTACATTCTTTAAATATCATCGAACAAATACCAGCCGCCGAAGTCGGATCCTCATTCGACACCTGTGTATCAAAATAAACATCTTCTCCTGTATTTTTGTATCGTTCCATCAATTCGTCAAAAATAGATGTATTTTTATAAATCGTCATCTTACCAGTCCCTTTCCAGCCAGTCGATTTATTTCCAGCACCCGTTTTTCCTAAAATATTAATTTCCTTCTTCGTCTTTTCAAACTTCGCCTCAAAATCTTTTGCTTGCATTAACAAATATCTTCTGCCTTCAATTGTCACATAACAGTCTGCTAACTTTGCACTAATTGCATCTTTTGCATTCATCGTTATATTTGCCATTTTTATTTCCTCCTTTTTTAATTCAATATAAAAAAGAGAACATTTGATTTGTTCTCTTTCTTATTTTTATTTAAATTTATTTTTATGTATAGTAGCATCAACTATTTTATCATTTGTATATCCTCGTTCATATCTTCTACTTTATATCCATTCGTCATAGACCAGTTATATCTATAATTTTCAATTTTATCACCATTGATATTATTCTACACTAACTGTCAATGTCTCATTTTTCATTTTAAGAAATTAGTATACTTATATAAAGTTTTTCCATTGCATTAATTACCTGAATTGCTGTATCAATACTAACTGATTTTTTATCCTTTCCAATTGTCACAGACACATCATCATCCTCGAAATTCTCAATTGCCTGTATCATTTGATATTCCTTTAGTAAAGTCGTAACGTCATTCCATAAAGAAGTTCTTCCCGCTTCGTTGTTTGCGATCTTTCCTAAATACTTTGAATTAAACACCGAACTCATATCTGTAGCAACTTGATCCAGCACACGAATTGTCTGATTAGATTTAAAATTCTCATCCTTCTCCTCTGTCGTACTAACTAAACTATTCATATCCACTAAAACTCTAATCTCATTTCCAACTTGATGTAAAACAAATTCCCCACTATCAATCGAAGTTTCCAACTGTGATTGTGTATAACTTACATTCACAGTAAATTCTCCATCATATGTTCTGTTCGTATTTGATTTATTTATTTCACAACCAGCAATAATACCAGTCACCCAATAAATCAACCCTACATTCAATTCTACTGTACTATTCTTTACATTCACAACTCCTTCATAATCTGCTTGATTATTATAAACAACCACTTGAAATTTAACTCCTTGTTTATCTCTCATTCTTTTCGCATATTCCACATATAAATTGGAAACAGAAGCTTCTGAAGATAAACAACCAATCGCATTACAATGATACGACTCCAATTTATCCAAAAAGCTTTGATGAGCCTCTCCATTTACTTGTCCATTCGTTCCCCCAGCCAATGCTTTCCCAGCAGTAACCGCTAATTCTACATCCTTAAAAGTAACAAAATCATTTTCAGTAAGTTCGCTGGCATTTGAAACAGTTTGTAAATCTACTTCTTTTGTTCCTATATAAGTAGAAACATCAAACTTCGTATTATCATCCACATTCTTTTGAATTACAATCTTAATATCATTTCCCCTTATTCCACTCCATTTTGCTGTTGCCACATCATTACTAGCCTTCACACCAGTATTTAATCGGTAAAAATAAGCCTTCGTCACATTTTTAAATAAATCTCTAAGCCCTTTCATCTTTTCATCTGAATATTCATAACCAAACAATCTCATCGAATTTCTCATAAAATCCTCTGATTTTACTTCTATGATTTGTCCATCTGCTCCCCAATCTAATTCCAGAGCCATTGCAGCAATTCCTCTTTCTCCTATATTCGAAGAAGCATTCCTTGCTGACGCAAAATTAATATATGCACCTGGTAACTTTTTATTTTGACTAATAAACGTTCCTCCACCTAACATCTTCTATACCTTACCTTTCTTAAATTTTTCTATTTTTTCCTCTACTTCTTTCAAAGTATAATTTTTATCTTCCTGTAAAATCGCATTTAATAAATCCCTATCATTTTTAAATCTTTTTGAATTTACAATCTGCCTTTTCCCAAATTTCTCTTCAGAAACCACCTTTTCCTCTTTTTTCTTTGTCATCACTTTACCTCCTGATTAAAATTATAATCATCCATTTCAATACTTTCTATATTTCCCTTATTAATAAACACTCTATAATCCATAAAAAAATGTAACACACCATCCTCTATTTTCGGCTTCATCTTATCAGCTCTTAACAAAGTTTTATCTTCCAAAGTAATGTACTCTAAATCATATAACTTATCTGCCATATCATTTAAAGTAGCTCTATCCTCATTTACAACAAAACCTGTAATATCAAAATGTAAAACATCCAAATAGCTCTTTATTGTTATTCCACCTTGGCTTCTTTCTTCTCCATCTAAATAATTAATAAAAAAACAAGGCTTTTCCATACCTTGTTCTACATTATCATTATATATATTGTAATTATTACCAAACAAACTATTTATTTTCATAGAAATACCAGTAATTATCGGATTAATAACCATTACTAAAACACTCCTCCATAAACTTTGTTAATTTTCTCTCAATCAACTTCGGTAACTGTCCTTCTAATTCCTTCTCTGAAATCGTCAGCATAAACTTACCAGGAGCCCAAGCTATTTTCAATCGTTTTCCAATCGCTGGAACAAACCTGCCAGACTCTTGCCTATGTCCAAATTCCACATAAGAAGCATACTCCACAGGATTTTTCACAACAATTACATAATAATTTCCCAGCCTAAGGATTTTCAACGAATTAGCATACTCTTTAGCATTTGGAGTTTCTCCATTTTCTGCTTCTGACTGTGTGATAGCAGTCCAACCTCTTCTTAAAGTGCCACCACTCTTCACTTTATATCTTTTTTGAACACCATTTTTAGTTACTATTTCAAATGTTCCCTCTCCCACAGGCGTTCTCTTAATCACCTTCGCCAGCAACCTCGCCGCCAATTCTCTCGCAACATCCTCGCAAAACTTCTGCGTATCAAACTTCGACATTTTCTCCAATTTTTCTGCCAGCTCTTCCAACTGCTTAAAATCACAACTTCCCCATTTCGCCATACACTTAAGCCCATCCTTTAAAAATTTCCAACATAACCTCTTGATGTGTAGCATACACAGCAGGTTCTCCACTATTCTTATAAGCTGTTATCCTACCATTTTGTGTAACTACAATCTTCGAACCAGGTTTTATATTCAATTCTGGAGCAATAAACAATTTTACTTTCATACCAACATTTGACGTTGTATCTGTTTCAGTATTCACCTGCACATTCTCAAAAGAAAGCCTGCATCGCTCTCCTTTCTTCACAACAACTTCCTCAAAATTAGTTATTTTCGTCATCAGATTTTGCCTTTTCTGGTATTCTATCACATCACAAAAACCATCATATTGACTTTCTATCACTTTTCTTACCATCAACAACTGTGAGTTCATACCTACCACCTCACTCTTCGATGTCTGTATAAATCTTTTTTATATTTTTCTACTAAAATATCCTCTGAAAAATCAATTGTTCCAGTATTATATCTTACACCATTCATTTCAATTTGAGCAGATGGATCCGCAAAAGTAGTCGTTGTATCTCCCACTTGAATACTTTTTATTTTTACATTGTTATTGTTTTCTGCTTGACTTTCCATACTTAAAAATTGCTCACATTTTTTATTGTTTTCATTTAAATACCAATAATCCTTTGCCATTCTAAGCCATGTTGTATATAACTCTTCTGGAACCTTCAGCCCATGAGTAACATCTAAAATAATAAGCATTGTTTCGTAAATTGTTTCAATCATCATTTCTTTTATTTTTACTTCACTTTTTTTGTCCTTAATACTTACTTTTAACAAATCACTTTTCAGCCTTTTCATCAAGAAATCCACATCAATACTTGTTTTATTTTTTATTCTTTCCAATAGATCCATTCTATTACTTACTCCTCTTCTGCGTTTTACCTTTCGACTTTTCCTTCTCTTGTTCTTCTTTTGGACCTAATTTTTCAATTACATCAACATATTCTTTATTTTTCTCATATTCTTCTTCATCAATTGTTGCTTCATCCTTCATATAGCACCATCGATTCGCAAGTTTTACACCTTCGCCCTTTACTCTAACTTTCATCATTTTTAATCCCCCCTAATTTAAACAAAGTAAGGGAAACTCCCTTACCCAATATTTATTTTCGCTTGGAATATATCCTCAGCACAACTCAAGGCAGGTAATGCTGTTGCAACTGCTTTTTCCCACGTAGAAACAGGGTCTTTTCCCTCTTCATACATACAAGCAAAGATTTTTCCAACTGTTCTTACATCTACCGAAGGGTCTCTTTGTAATCTAATCTCTTCCGCAGTTGGTCCATAAACCGTTTCTCCTAACGTTTCGCTAGGAAGCATAACAAATTTATCCTCTGGAAAATATCTATTTTTTGTATATGTTCCGTCAGCATTTAATTTTCTATATTTTCGATCATACGTATAAATTTTTGGTAACCCCAAAGACTCTAAATAAGTATTCAACTCTCCAACACTCGCCAATCTTGTTGTATCCTTACCAAACAAAGCATTCGTCACATTCTTATTCGCCAATATCTTAGCAAGAATGGTATTCGATGTAATCACCCTACCTGGCATTTGGTCCAATTTATTCGCCCAAGCAATCATATCATTAATTGGATTCGCTGTATCGGATGACCAATCAACATTTGTCACTTTATTCTCCGTTGGCACCCCATAATCTATTGATGCAGATAATCCATTTTCATCTAACGTTATCACACCATTCGAAATAACATCCATTCTCATTTTTTCTACTCTAGCCCTCACTGATTCAACTAGGTTGTCAAAATCATGATACACATCTTTCATTAAAGCCTGTCTTTCCGCCTCATTTCTTGGACTTTCCAAAGCAATAATTTCTTTTTCCTTCAATTGCATCTTTCTTTTAATCAAAGCCAACTCGATCGCCTTTTTCTCTGCCTCTCTTTGTCCAATCTCTGACTCCGTATCAAATCCATGAACCGAAGCAATCACAGGTGTCCTACTAGCATTTGTCAACACATCAAACTCAAGACTTTGTCTCTTCACCTCTGGAAATAACTCCTCACCCATCATACTTGGGAACTTTCTCTCTTTCAAATAATTTAAAACTTCTTTTTGATTAAATATCTCTAAAACACTTTTTGGCATAATTCATCCACTCTCCTTTTCTATTTTTTCATTAAAAAAGATAGCTTTTATTGCTACCTCATTTCTTATCTAAATTTAATTCCTGTCATTGTCGCTTTATCCGCTTCACTTACTTCTGCTGGTAATCTTGCTTCTAAAACATACCCCTCTACCATGACTGTCCCAGCTTGCGGTCCATGCGTCACATCCACATCAGCAAAAATTAAACCAATTGCCTTTCCATCTTTTTTATACACAGTTCCCGCTTCAACTATCTTTTTACCCTTTTCATCAGCAGTAATTCCTGTATCATCTACCTCATAAGTAAAATTTTGAAACTTAGCAGACGCTAAAAAATTCTTTTCTTTTACACTCTCTTTTCTTACATACATAACTCTTTCCTCCTAAAATCTAATTAAAAAATTGGCTTTTTGTTTCTTGCCTATCACTTTGATTCGCTTCCTTAGCAAAATTAGAAGCCATACTAATTTCTTCTCCTTCATCCCCTCTATTTCCATCTGGGTCAACTGGTTCATAACCAGTTGCTTTTTTCTTTTCAAAGAAATATGAATCTGTTTTCTTTATCTCTTCCGCTTGCTCTTTCAGTCCAACCAATGATTTTTGATCTTTAGACATCGTTATTTTTTCTAAATCCAACAAACTTTTAAACGCCTTTCTTGTATTTTCAGACTTCAGTATTTTTAAATCATCTAAACCTTTTTCCAGTAAATCATTATAAATATAATCCTCATGTTCTTTCTTAGCATTCGATTCAATTTCTTTGATTTTGTTTTTGTATTCCTCATTTGAAATACTGTTCTTTTGTAATTCTTCTAGTGCTTTTTCTTTTTCGTCTTTTTCTTTTGTTAATATTGTCTTTTCATTCTCTAATTGTGCTTTTTCGGTTTTTAAATTTGCATTCTCCTCTTGTATCGCTTTCAAATCCTTTCCATTTTCAGCCATCACAAAATTAATCTGCTCATCTGTCAAACCCTGTGCCTTCAAATCTTCTGTTCTCATACCATCTCCTTTTTTATAACAACTTTATACCAATTAAGCTTTTTAAGGCAGTTCTCTATCTTCCATCAGTTAAGCTATTATGAGGCAATTATTCAAGTCTACCTCTTGACTAATTTTTATATAAAAAAATAAACCTTCTGTTTTAGAAAGTTTATTTTTTTAACCTATTTAATTACACACATTTTTCCTTTTATAAATATTTTATCTTTTTTGCATAAACTATTGATTATTAACCTAATTTATAGTATAATTAAGTTAATAAATATTTATTAGAAGGTCGATTGAGAACCTCTAGGTTCGCAGTTGACCTTCATTTTCTTTTATAAACACTCTTAGACTACTTATTTAATTCTTTTTCTAAATATACTTTATATTCATCTAATGTTTCTTCTGAAAAATTCCATCCATTAGGTATTTCATTATATTTTTCTTTATACTTTTTTATTAACTCTTGAATATCTTTAGGAAATTCTTTTAACATATTCTTTTATTACCTCATCTTTCAAATTTTTCAAAGATTTTATATCTTTTATTGTATTCATAAAATCTTTATTGTTGGTCAAATATGCAGTCAGAATATTAGCTTTTATCTCTCTTTCTATATTTAAACTATTTAACCAGTATTCATTATCATGCTTATAATAACCCTTGATTTTATTTTCTGTTATTGCTGAAAAAACATCACTTAATTCCATATTATTTGCATATCTTTCATTATTAAAAATAGTTTTATAAGTATCTTTATTTGATAATATATCCAATCTTGCCCTTCTTATATAACCGTCTATATCTTTAATTTTTATGTTATCTCTAATATCTATCATATGTATAATTTCATGAGTTAAGCCTTTTTGTAAATCATAATATTGAAATTCATTATGTTTTGGGTTTATTACAATTTTATTCTTATCCATACTATAATACATTGGTTTACTATTCTCATTATCGATTATCACATTTTCTTCTGTCAAATAATTATTAAATAATTTCTTTACTTTATGATTTAACTTATAATTCTCTAATAATGGTTCAATATCTTTACTAATTTTAGGAATATCTAATTCATTATACTCTTTTTTATTAGAATAATCAACATATTTTTCATACCACTCACCATATTTCATATCACTCGGCACATAATACGTTTTTCCTCCTGCATTTCTTGCAGCCCTTGCTCCAAATTCAAATTCATCATCAAAATAAGGTGCCGTTGTACTTCGGCATCTGACATGAAAAGGAGGTGCCGTCACTCCTTCTTTGTAATCCTTCATATCAAAAACTTCTCCATCTAGATTTCTGCATATATCCGAAGTATGCGAATCCAATGTTGCAACAATTTCATATTTTTCTACATTTAAATCATGAAAACACTTCTTCCTCGCAGAACTCGCAAAAAAAGCAGACTCCGTCATCACCAACGTACCTGCTCTATTTTTGCTAACATTAAATTGTTTTGCAATTTTGTTAATCATCTCATCTGGCGCTTTTCCTCGTATGATTGACTGCGTTAGTTCCGTTTGTAAAGTATTCATCAAAGACTTCTTGTTTTTCCATATTCTATCACTAAATGTCTGTCCATCTGTTGTCCATGGTTTACTAATTACCCTCTTCACGCTCTCTGTATCTAATACAGCCACTTGAAAAGCTATATTATGACCTGTCTGCAATTCGTAAGCTGTTTTATAATAGGTATCTTTATAAGTATTCACAATAAACTCCTCTGTATTCTGTTGCTCCCTATAAGATAGCTTTTCGAGTTCCTGCTTAATTTGTATCTGCAATGCTTCCAATCTTGAAATATGAACTTTTGCACTTGCATTTTCCAATTCCTTCTCCCAAATCAAATCAATTGCATTTTCTTCTCCATACTTTATATATTCTTCAACATCCCATTTTAATTCCTTTAATTCACTCGTATTCAGCCATTTCTTTGCATCTTTTAAAGATATTTGATTATTCACAGCAAATCTTACCAACCAATGATTAACCTCTTTTGTTATATTCGTTAATGCTTTTTCATATTCTTCCTTAAGCATTTTAATATATTTTGTTTCATTCAATACTTGCACTTTCTCTAATTCTTCTAGTCTTTTACTCCAATATTCATTATTTTTCATACTTTGTACCATTTTCTATTTCTTTGTCTTTTCCATTTGAAGTATTTAATTCTTTTATCATTTTGTCATATTCCGTTTCCTGTTTTTTAGCTTCTTCTTCCTCTTCTGTTTCAATTTTTTCTTTTTCATCTTCCACATCATTTACATAAGGATGTCTTGATAAAATTGTATATTTACTCAACATTCCAACACTATTTGCACAATTTTCAATCAATTCTTTCTCATTTACTGTCATTGTTTTATTAAAGACATACTCAACCTCTTTATCCATATAATCCTTTCCAGTCGTCATCTCCACCCAATTATTATAAAAAAACATAAAATATTCCAAACTACTCTTAAACTCTGTCTCTATATTTGAGCAATCCAAATCCAAATCCGCATATAACTGTTTCAATGCAACCCCTGACTCTTGTGTTCCAAACTTTTCGCTCTGCGTATCCACTCCAGAACCACCTTCGTAAATATCTTTTCTCAATTGCTCAATAAAACTCTTAAACGCTTCAATATTCAAATTTATATCTTTTCTGTCATAATCTCCATCCTCTTCTAAAAACACCGTATTAAACGTAGCCAGATTTTTTTGAAACGACCCTGCATCCGCTTGATAATTCTTAACAACATTTACCCCATCCGGTGCTTCATAAATAGAATCAGCTGTTCTAGAACACAATTCATCATAACAATCCATAAGAGATTTCAGCAAATGAATTAACGGCATTTCATCTCCATTATATTTAAAATAAATAAACGGTATCTTCGTCCAATTATGTAGTGTTTTCCCAATTCTAAAATGTGCCAAAATATTTATTCCATGTATGTCTTTTTTTATAATCAGCTCTTTTCTTTTTTCCACCTCTTCAACATCTTCTATCAAAATTGCTCCATCATAAATAAAATACCTAACTCCATCTAAATCCCAATATTCTACTTTTGTTCTCTTTTCTCTTTCTGTTTCACTTGTATAAACTTCAACATCATAAGTCATTATAATTGCATCCAATATTTCATGTTCTTCATCTTGCCATAGTGGAATTATTCTTGTTGCATATCTTAATCTTGCTTTCAAATCGCCCTCTTCATCAATATAAATTTGCCACCAACTAATTCCCCTTTTTACAGCCTCTATCAGCGTATATTTCAATCTTTTATGCATTTTATGGTTAAACAACGTCTTTAAAATCTCTTTGTAATCCTCATCTTCCTTCTCACCCTTCGCAATAACTTGTTTTATCATTGGCTTTTTCCTCAATAAATATCCAGCTTTCTGGTTAATCATTTTATATAAAATCGGATGCTTTAATTCATAATTCTTTGCATGTGGTGCAACCTCTTCTGTACCATTTTCATTTATAAAAGTTCTTTGCTTTTTTTGAATATCTCCCTCGTTTTTGAAATATTTACCACCTTCTAACATTTCTTGATATATCTCTGATTGTTTAAAATCATTGATTTGTAAATCAATAAATTTTGATAACTCTAGACCCTTTTTAGCTCCTTCTGTAATTATCATTTTTATCTTATCCATTTCTGTTATCATTCCTATTCACCCCTTTGGTTTGAAAAATAAACACCTTTACTTTTTGGCTCATACAAAGAAAGAACCAACGCATCTCCGTCTATCAGGAGAAGTCAGTCCTCTTTTCTTCATCTCTTCTTTTCTTTCTAATTCAATTTTGCCATCACTATTGATTCTATACTTTCTATTACTCAACTGTGTAATTTGTTTATCATCATAAATCAATTCTATTTCATTGCGTTTTAACTTTTCCCTTAACAATCCCCACATTAAACCCGTAGAGTTGCTAAATTCAACTGGTTCCTCTTCCTTATTCTTTCCTCCTGCTCCACCGAAATGACACTCATACAACTTAACTATTCTCCAATTCTTCTCCTGTTTTATTTCTTTTAATCTATCATAAACACCAACACCCAAACCGTCACAATCTATCTTAATATGAATTGGAATGCCCACATGTTTACTCCTTAATTGTTCTATTATCTGTACTACTTTTCCTGTAACTTGCATCGTATCATTATGATGTAAAATATGTAATGGTTGTTGATATGTCTTATCAAACATTGTATTAATTACAGTTTCATCATCTCCATATCTCGCAACATCCACCCCTATATCTATTCTACTTGTTGGATAATTCCTAGTTATTACTTTTTTACTACAATTTTCAACCCAATCCAATTGTATAAAGCTGTCTGGCATTGTCTTCGGAAATTCTCCAGCAACACGAACCCTGTAAACATCACTCTCTAATCCATACATATCACTAATCATTTGTATATAATCCTTCGAAACTCTTTTCGAACTTTCTCCAGACACTTTAAACGTTTTATAAATACTTCTATTCTTATTATGACTATCAAAAAAGAAACCACTCAATTGTGTCGGATTTCCACACATAATCAATTTCGCATCAGGTGTCGTCAAAGACCCTAGCACAGGTTCAAAAGTCACATCTTTAACCCCGTGACGCCTCATCTATAATATACAAAATATGTTCCGCATGAAAACCCTGCAACGCATCTGGCTGTGTTGCCGTTCTCGGCACCGCAAACCAATTCTCTGGATTAGACCTCATATACAATTTTTCTTGTGTCCACTCTAATTCACTTCTAAGATTATTCAACTCTGGACTCATCCATTTAGCAACTTCAGCCCACAATATATCATGCAACTGGTGTTTCGTAGGCGCCGTACACGGTATCTTCGGAAAAGGTCTCGTACACATAAACCAAAAAATAAGCCAACTTTGTAATGCTGACTTTCCAATCCCATGCCCAGAGCGAACAGATGTCAATTGATTATTCGCCACACTATCTAATATCTCCCCCTGTATATCATCTGGCGTTGCCCCTATAATATCCTTCACAAACTCCACTGGTCTATCTTTATAATATAATATCGCTTCTGTCGATAACACTATTTATCACCCACTTTTTCATATGCCTGCTGTATTATCTCTGCAAGCGATGCAATTGTATTATTTTCTTCTTCATTACGTTTATTTTTCCACCTCTTAGGCTTTCGATTATTCAACCAATATATTTGAGCCGTAATATTACCATTCAACGCATTTTTCAGTAAAGCATTTTCAACTTCATAATCAACGATCTCTTTTCCCCTTTTTAAGGAGTCCGAAAAGTCAGAATACCTCTTCTTATATTGATAAAATGTATCTTTACTAATTCCCAAATTTTTAGCAATTTGCTCATCTGTCAATCCATCTCTTGCCCAGCCCTCTACCAATATCAATTTATCTTTAATTAGTTCCCATTTCGACTTTGCCACCTCTCTCACCTTCTTTTTATCTATTCTCACTTCCCATACAAACCTCAAAAAATTTACACTTCAAACACTCTTTACCCTTACACTGCTCTCTCTTCTTTTTTCTCTTATAAAACTGTTCTCTTCTATATTCTCTATCAATCTCATCCGCTATATAACTTCTACTCATTCGTAATCACCTCAAAATAAAAAAACATAAGCCACTAGAAAACTTATGTTCTGTTCCCATTCCTTTTCAAAAGGAGATATTTTCAGTATATATTAACTTATCTAGTATCATTAATATGCATAATAAAAGAGCCTATCTGTTTAGATAAACTCTCATTTCGTTGTAAGAAAGACAAAACACCTTTCTTTTATTTTCGTATTTAAACAACTATTTTATGTCTTTGCTTTCTTTCGCTATTATAATTATAACACAATGGTTTTCGACAAAACAAGTGAAAAAATGGGTAATTTTTGGGTAAAATTTGGGTAATTTATAATTTTGACATTTTATTAAGTGCTTTTTTACATATTTTCTTTATCGCATCTTCCCCTCTTGTTTGATGTTTTATATCATAAAATATTTCATTTCCTATATAATCATATTCCATTTCATCTATGTATCTTGCTGTCAATACTGTCTTTTCAATATATGTCAAAGAACCTAATCGTATATTTACTTGATTTAAAACATAATCTAAGTCCTCATTTTCCTCTTCTAACTTTTTTATCATTTCTTCTTTTTCAATAATCTCCATATCTTTTTTCACAATTACATTCTCAACCTTACTTGATACTTGATTACTCTTGCTTCCTTCTTGATAAACTGGCGTTATATTTATATTATAATTCTTTTCTATCTTTGCTATATCTCTCTTTAATTTATTAATATCATTCAAATTTAAAGCTTTTTTGGCTGTCGTATACTTATGTGTCTTCAACAACTCAATCAATTCTTCTTTGCTCATTCGTGCCTCCTTACCTCTTCTAAAATTAATTTACATCATCTCTAATTAGTCGCCTTAAAATTATAAATCGACCTTATAATCCTTTCAACTTCCACAGTATCCTTTATATTCTCCAAAATCTCCTGCATTGGCTTATAAACAAACGGCGCCTCATCAATTGTCTCTTTCACAACGCTAGTTGTGTAAATATCTTTCATACTTTTCCTAAACTCTTCTAACTTAAAAGCTTCTTTCGCCTTCTTTCTCGACATAATTCTTCCTGCTCCATGTGGTGCTGATTCATTCCAATCTTTATTTCCTTTTCCAATAGCAATAATCGATCCATCTCTCATATTAATTGGTATCAAAACCCTTTCGCCTTTTTTAGCTGATATTGCACCTTTTCTTACAATATTATCGTCAAACGAAATATAATTGTGTATTGTCTCAAAACTATGAAAATCACAATTTCCAAAATAATTCTTTAAAATTTCATTCCCAATATAGAATCGATTCAAACTCGCATACTCTTGACAAATCTTCATATCATGTAAATACATATCTCTATACTTACCTTCTAAATAACATAATTCTTGTGGTAATTCAAGCTTATTATTTTTGTATTTTCTTTCTAAATCCCTAAATGCCTTCTGGATTTCTGATTCTCTTCCCTCTGCTTTATACTCTTTTATGATTTTCTCCTTCTTTTCAAACATCTCATCTTTTCCAGAACACAATTCAATTGCTAAATTTTGGTAATAATCAGCCACCTGTTTTCCTAAATTTCTTGAGCCCGTATGGATAATTAGATATTTATTATCCTCTTCATCCCTATCAACTTCTATAAAATGATTTCCTCCACCCAATGTTCCAATTGACCTATTAAACTTCTTAATATCTCTTAATTCTCTCAAACAATGTAAATCATTAATCTTTTCAAAATCGACTAATTTATGCTCTCTTATATTCCTTCCAGCTGGAATTACCTTATTTATTATTCTATCTAGTCTTCTCAAATCCAAATTAACTTTTCCCAACTCCACACACAACATTCCACAGCCAATATCAACACCTACAATATTTGGAATTACCTTATTTCCTAAATCAGCAGTAAATCCAATTACACAACCCTTTCCACTATGCACATCAGGCATAATTCTTACTTTACAATCTTTAAAAGGCCCTTGCTCTAATAATAAATCAATTTGTTTAATTGCCTCTTCTTCAACATTATTAGTAAATATTCTCAAGTTTTTCATTTGTTATCACTCCTTACATACTCTAAAATTACTTTTTCTACATACCTCAAAGCCTCATACTTTGTCATAAACCTCTCATGCCTATTTCTTCTGTCATATCTCACTATCTTAATTCTTTGATTGTATTCTCTCATATACTGCCTTGCTACTTGATATTTATTTAATCCACTTTTCCACTTACTAATTATCTCGTCATCTTTCATACTCTTATTATTCACAATGAACGTCTTTTATATTAAAAAGTCATCATATTTATCCCTGTAATTCACTTTGTAATAAATTACTCTCTTCGTCAATCCTATTATCGCAAACTTAATAAAACTATTCGTATACATGATATAGTTCTTTCCATCCTTTAAACCATAATATTTTATCTCATACTTTGTTTCCATTTTTTCCTCCTCTTTCTTTTTCCTGTATTTTATTGACTAATTTCATCTATAAAATTTTCCAAATCTTCTTTTTTAGCAAATGACAAAAATATACACAACCCTATTAAAATAATTCGTAATATTGGCACAAAACAAATCAAATAAATCCAATTTCCTTCTTTTATTCTGTTATCTCGATACTTTCTAAAATCAATTCCCCTTAACTCCGCCGTATTCTTCGCCACACAACATAAAATTCTAACTACAATCATACAAATTAAACTACTTACTAAATACATCTTTAACATTCTTCTATCCCTCCTCTTTCTTTTCAAAATATTCTTTTATACAGCTTTTGCATTCTCCAAAAGCCATTGGGTCATATTCACTTCTAGCAATTCCTTCATCATCTTTCATTTTTCCTTCTTCCTCAACCTTTCTATACTCTCCTTTGCAAACTTCAAACTATCAAACGCCCTTTTATTATCCTCATTCTTCAAATCGCAACCCTCTGCTATATACCCCAATCTTTCCTTTATCCATTTCAACGCTTCCTCTTCCATTTTTCCTCCTACTCAAAATAAATTTCATCCTCTAACCTATAGCCAACCCCATTTATCGTCTTTATATTCAGCACCGTATCCTCAACCAATCTCTTCTTCAATCTTCTCAACTCATTCATTGATATTCCTAATTTCTTCATAATATCTTCATATCTTGCCACATCATTATTTGACAAACACATCAACAGCTTATCTTCTCTATCTGTTAATTTAATTTCTTCATATACTCCAATTTTTAATCTTTTATTCCTTGTCTCATATGTCATCTTTCCCTCTCCTATTTCTTCAGCACTTCCATATACTTGCAATTCTTCTTTTTGCATTTTCTTTCCTTCAAATTCCTCAAATCCAAATAACATTTATGTAATTTACAATAACATCTTGCCACACACCTATTCTTCCTTCCTCCATACAGAAAAATCTCTGTATTCTTATACGCCTTTATCCCTTTTCTAATCGTTTCTCTATTTCTCATGTATTCCCTCCAAAATCAATCCAACCTCGGTACATGTTTCTCATTATCCAACTCCATTTTCTCCTGCTCCGTCGCTCTCCTATAAACCGCAACACTCTTATGCGTCAAATAATCCTCCCTCACTTCACACTCAATTAACATATGATACTCATTCACCAACTCCGTCAAACGCGGTCTCACATGGTTCATATCAAAATAACTTGAATATCCTTTTCTATTCATCTCTGTCTCAATCTCCCTAGCCGTCATCTCACCATCACCAATTATCTCCAATATCTGCACATACCTCGTCAACCTCTTCGGCTTTATCTCCTCAAAACTCATCTGTCTTGTTTGTTCTGTCAACATCTTTACTCCCTCCTCTCTTAACTCTCAATAATCCACTTAAAATCAATTCACAAACTATTATTCTTCCACCATTACTTAATTTCAAAAATTCACTTTCCTCAATTTCCAATCTTTTCATACATCCTCCCATTCTCAAGCAACGTACAAAACTCACTATTCTCCTTCTTAAACAACAATCTCACCTTGCCAACACTTCCAGCCCTTTGTTTCGCAACCTTCGCTATCACAATTGGATTCTTCGCTTCCTCCTGTCCTTCCTCTTGATACAAAAAAATCACATTATCCGCATCCTGTTCAATCGCTCCACTCTCCCTTAAATCTGCCAAACTCGGTTCATTTCGGTTAGCATTTCGATTCAGTTGACACAATCCAACAATCGGTATTTCCAACTCTAAACTCAACAACTTAAGCGTCCTACTTATATCAGCAACCTCCTGTTCTCGGTTATGAAACTTCCTCCCATTCTTTATCAACTGTATATAATCAATCACCAACAAATCCAATTTACCTTTATTCTTCAACTTCCTCGCAAACACCTCAATTTCCTGTATCGTCCTTATCTTTGAAGTAATACAAAATCGTAAATCCTCTAAATCTCCACAAATCTTCGCTATTCTCATAAAATCATTATCCTCCAAAGTCCCTGCTCTCAACTTATAGCTATTCACCTGTCCAATCCTCGCTATCATCTTTTGAATCAACTGCGTCTCAGACATCTCCAAACTCACAATCCCCACATTCAAACCCTTTCTCGCTATATACTCACCAATCTGCAAAGCCAGCGTCGTCTTTCCCACACCTGGTCTTGCACCAATAATCGTCAACTCCTGCTTATGCAATCCCAGCAAAATATTATCCAAATCCAACAAGCCCATATACAGCGAAAAATCCGACCTTTGATTATAATTCCTTTCAATCTCTCCCATCGTATTTATCACTTGTTCCAAAAAACTCTTGCTTTTTTCACTTCGTTCCTCAATCTCATTCAACTGCTTCACCATCTTTTCAATCAAATTATCCATATCTTCAGCATTTATCACATCTATCTTCGAAGCTTCCATTAACTCATAAACTCTTCTTTTCTTGCTATACTCAATCAATTTATTGTACGCTATATCTGCTGACATTCCAAAAACGTACTCTCCTAACTCTGATATATACTCAATAATTTGTATATTATTTCCTCGTATTTTTCCAGCAATACTCAAAATCGATATTTCGCTTTTTTCTACTTTCAGCTGATTTATCGCCTCTATGATTTTTTTGTTCCTATCACTTACAAAATCCTTTTCATCAACATTAAAATCCGCCTGTTCAAAAATCATATAAAACAATACAACCTTCTCAATCTCCTCATCAAACATCTTTTCTCCTTTCCTTCAGTACTGGTTCGCTATCGGTCTCTCGGGAGT